CAGCGGGCCGCGCGGTATTATTATATTATCCGAGAGAGCTATGGATGCGATAAGCAGACGTATAAGACCAGCGAGGTCGTGCTTGATCGCGGTATCAACTACCTCCCGCAGGTGAAGGAGCGCCTGCGCAAGGTCAAGATCGAGCATCGGGACTTTGCGCCATTGATCCGTACCTATGACCGGCCAGACGCATTGATCTACTGCGATCCGCCTTATGTGGATACGGAGCACTACTACGACGCGCCTTTTACCCGCACCGACCACGAGCGTTTAGCATCCGTTTTAGGCGCGGTTAAGGGTCGGTTTATTTTGTCCTATAATGACGATCCATATATCCGACAGCTTTACGCCGGATGTACTATTGAGGGCCTCGTCAGGGGCAATCATCTGGCTGCTCAAGTTAACGCGATCCCTTATAGGGAGATAATCATCCGTAATTATTAGTATGTTTCCCCGGTGTTGTATAGATACCGGGGATTTTATAGGTGTATATGTAATGGTATATCATATATCCCATGTATCATTACATATGCGCCCTCAAATAACGTATTGTGTTATTTTTTTACACTTTTACAACAATCTTGTCAATTTACTATATGATATCACCCGTAAGGGGTGATAAGTATGATTGTCAATCACTTGTCACGCATCCTCGGAGAGCGCAGATGGACTCAGCTACGCCTATCACAGGAGACTGGTATCCGCCCCACGACCATATCTAACTTATACAATGATATCGCGGAGCGGATCAGTTTTGACCAGCTTGACAGGATATGTGAGGCCCTCGACTGTGCTTTGGATGATCTGATCGAGTATGTCCCCAATGAGCAACCACGCACTGGTAATCAGCTCATCCGCGAGCAGCATGGCAACAGACGTAAGTAACATTATGATACCAGATCAACGACATCATGATCAGACATAACGAGCCCCCGTTCAGATGCTTGACCGGGGGCTCGAATTATACTCGCAAAATCGCGATGTAAAATGGCAATTATTCACCGTTTTATAAACGTTTAAACGCTCTGGTTTTTTCGGATTTTAAATGCAATTTTTTCGGATTTCAAATGCAACGCTACAGCCGCAGATCCTCTTCATAAATTGCATTATATTCCTGCACCAATCCGTTTTCATAAAAAACCCCGCAAATCTCATCATCCACCAACAAGCTGCGCATATCCATATTCACAGAGCCAATGCAGCAAAGCTCATCATCTACGATCATAGTCTTTGCATGGATATAGCCGTTATATTTATAAACATGCGCCCCATATTCCATCATCTCGGCGGCAAAATAATTCGTTACCGGATCCAGAAAAAAGTTAGCCTTGATCGCTGGGATCATAATATCAACTTTGATGCCAGAGGCCGCTGCGGTTTTTAATGCGTCGAGGATGGAACAATCCGGAATAAAATACGGCGTTTGGATCCGTATTTGCCGTTGTGCCGATCGAATCATGCTCATATAGCACATTTTGATGCTTTCCTTATCGTTATCTACTCCACCGGTCACAAACTGGCAAAGGTTTTTCACCTGCCCGGGAAGCTTCACTTCCCGCAGGCGAAGGGAGGAAAAACTTTGCCGAAATAAACGACCGTTTAAAGCGGTAGACAAATCCAGGAGGAACTCATTTTCAAGCGCATGCACACAGTCCCCTGTGAAACGCACCTGCGTATCTCTCCATGGGGTTTTGATTTTTGCGCCATTCGCATATTGGGCCCCAATATTCATGCCGCCAATATAGCTGATTTCACCATCCACCGTCACAATCTTTCGATGGCTTCTAAAATGGCTAACATAAGGCTTCAGCCTTTTTACCGTGCCGCCCGCCTGCTTCAGAGGGCGGAACAGGGCTTCCGGTGTGGAAAGATTGGCGATAAAATCACATAAAACGATCACCTCCACGCCCTGCTTCTGCTTTTGCGTTAGAAGGGATAGCAGTGCTTGCCCGACCCTGTCGTTTTGAATCGTATAGAATTCCAAATAAACGCTTTGCCGCGCAGCCTCAAT